CGGCCTGCGACCACGTAGAGATAATCCTCGGTCGCACAGAAGGCGCGCACACCCGTAGGGCCCGAGCTTGTGCCGCCATTTGGAACAGTGGTCCAAACATCAAGCCCAGACATGGCATAGATGGTCTGCTGTGCCTTGGCGCCGCTTCCTGTCTGCTCCGCATAGCAGTTGATCAGGCGCGGATCGCCTTCCATCGTGTACCGTGTTCCGGCTGATGTAGTGGGAAGGGTTAGGGGAACGATCGCCATTAGAATTGATCGACCATCACAGACGTTCCGTCTGATTTCTTTTGCGTATGCCGTCTAATGCGCCGCATAAATATCATGCGAGCGCCTTCGACATTCTCAGCAAGAGACGGCACTCCAAATGCCGTGCCAACGCTCAACCCCACAAGATTTAACAGAGGCTCATGGATCACAGCAGGGATTGCGTCATCATCCCAATAAACCATGTCCTGATCATCAATCTCGGCAATGATAGCCTCATATCGTTCCTTGACGTAGGCCACATCGACGGCGGACCCGACCTCCAGAGCATCGATCAGCCCAAGGTGGCGCAGAACTGCCGTGGCAAATTGCGTCCTAGTTCTGGTCGTCGCCATTTGGCTCAGCCTCAACCGTCACGATTTTGCGCGGGCGTCCGCCCTTGTTCTTGGGCGGCAATGCTTCAAAGGTCGCGTCTTCGCGCACAGCTTCAAATATAACGCTGTTCGTCAGCTTTCCGATGGCGTGGGCATCCGTTACGTCGTGCTCGCCATTAGGCAGCCACTTAAAGCCGAACCATTCCGTAATCTCATCACCGATATATTTGAACTTCATATGCCTCGCATCCTGTGAAAGAGGAGGCAGGAAAACCCCGCCTCCTCAGTGTCCGCATTAGGCTGCCACAAGCGCCGTCGTGCTGAACTCCTCGTCTACGAATCCTGTCAGGGCCACTTTGATCGTGCCGGCTGCAGGAGTGGTTGCAGCCGTCTTGATGTAGGCCTTGATCAACGTGCGGGCCGTGTATTTGTAGAGAAAGCCTGCCGTGTCGAGAGCCACAGATGTGCCGGCGGCTTGACCCGTAGTGATGCCGTCCATCAGGCGGTTTTCATCGCCATCATCGCCAACATCCCAAGCAAGCGTGGTGCCGCCATCCATGTCTGTTGCGTTGAACGTGATACCCGTGGGGACAAACCCCTTAGGCACCCAGAACAGGCCAACTTCATCGTTGGCGTTATCGAGCATGGCCGTAGTCACAGCCACGATAGCAACGATATCAACGCGCTGACGCGCAACGCCTGGACCAAACGTCTTACCGTATGTCTGGGACTGAGAAGTCGTATAAATAGTCATTGGTTTTATATCCTCTCAGCTTAGGCCACAGCGGCGTGATAAACAGTCACGATGCCAACGTCCTTGCCGTTGTTGGCTCCGGTCGTGTTGTTGTTCCAGCGCAGTTTGTCTATGCCGTGGGCAAATTCGATGCCAACGCCATCAACGAAACCGTAGTCGTCTTCTGCCTTCGTGGTCGGCATGGCCATCTGCTTGTTTACGTAGCCAAGCGCCTGTGCACCGCACAGGAACGAAGCGCCGCAAACAATGGTGCCATTCGAGAAGGTCGTCTCAGGGTTTGCCGTCGTGCCAACGCGCGGCTGGTAGAATTCAGGGATCTCGCGGAATATGATGCCGTCATAGATAAGATCGCCGTCCTGAAACAGCGGGTTATTATCTATGCCGGAACCTTCACGAGAGCGCGCGTCTCTGTTGGCTGCGATCATGGCGCTATCAGCCTTAAGGTCGCGGAACCCAAGCGGATGGCAGAACATGACGAAGTATTCGCGACCACCCGTCCCCGTTTTGAAAGGACGGATCATCGGGCGCGCCTGACGTGCCATGAAGCGAGCCAGCGAGGCCATTGTCGTAGACAGCTTGTCCGACGTGTTGTCGATCGCCGTCAAGCCCGTTGCGTGCGTGGCAGAGTAGTTGGCCTGCGTTACACCGAACAGAATGCGGTCAACGTTATTGACCGCAAACGTGTTGCGCGTTGCTGCGCTAGCCTGTGAGAAGTTCGTTCCGTCGCTCATCTTGTGGAAGCTGTCTATGATCTGGTACTTGATCTTTTCGGCAGACCATTCCTTAAGACGCGGGCGCGCCGCCGTCATGAAGTCGATAAAGGACTTCTTGCGCTCTTTCTTGGTCGCCGTCACCGCGTTGCGGTAAAAGTCCCAAGAAATGTCCTGGTAATACTGGTCCAGAAGTTCTTCAGAACCGGACAGCGACGTATTGCCGGAAACACCATCTCCCTGAAGCCGCCCCATCAGCGGAATGCGGATCGTATAGCCAGAGGTTTCAAGGTCGTTTACGACATGGATAATATCCATTTCGCTGTCGCCCATGTACGGTTCAAATCCGCTGTCGCGGATGTATTCAGTGATGAACCGAGGACGCCATTTGGTCAGGTCCAGGCCTGACAGAACACTCGTAGTTGCCATGTGTTATCTCTCTCGTGATCAATTTTTGGGACCACGAAGCGCCAGCTACCGCCGTCGTCTCGCACTTGAGAAAACGTCTGCAGCTATTGCTCCGTCACTAACGGGGGGCGTTCCCTGAGCACCTGTTGCCGTAGCGTCTGCAAGGCTCGTGGGGAATCGCTGTTGCGGCTTTGAACTCGCTGGGGCCTTTAGTTCTTCGAGAACCTTTGCCCTGATACGCTCCTCAACCTGCTTTTCGTAGGCCTCGGGATCAGGTCCGATCTTTTGCAAAGCAGTTGCCTGCTTGTGCCAGTTGATCAAAGCCCCGTAAGGATCACGCATTTGCATGAAACGGGGGCCTAGGTTCTGAGAGATCGCCGCCTGTAGGGCAGAATTCACAGTCTCGTCGCCCCACTTATCGCGTGCCCGAAGTTCGGACATGTTGGCGCGTTCGTGGGCCAATTGCTCTGCAAACGTTGCCTGTATATGCTTCTGCCATCCCTCTGGATCTGTAAAAGCATCGGGCGGTGGCTGTGGCGGATTCTGTGCCGCTTGAAACCTGCGTTCCATATCCGCGATCTGCGCCTGGTATCGACGGGCGGTTTCTTCGGCTTGGATGCGCAAGCGAGCCTCTTCCTCAAAGGATTTTTGCGCTTCTTGGCGCTTTTCCCTTTCGGATTGGACTACTGTGAGTGGAACGAGACGGCCAGTTGAGGGGTCACGGTATCCTTTGAGCGGGTCACGGCCCTTTGGCTCGTCAGGCTGCTCTGTTTCCGGCTCTGCAATTTCCTGCGGATCATCCGGGGCTGGTGCTGCCTTCTCAACCTCAGGCTCTGACTTAGGAGCGGCGGAATCTGCTCCCCTGTCGCGGCTCGAAGAAAACACGTCCTTCAATAGATCGGCGTCTGCCGACTTGTCTGTCGTCATGTTCTAGCTCCCGCTATGTCGTCGCAAGGTCACGAAAACATCCCGTTTTACGCCTGGATGAGCGGCGAAAATCGCTCGATAACGCGCGAGCGGCGCGAGGTACGCAGTTAGGCTTACTCTTCGTCTTTCACGTAGTCAGTGAACTTTCCAAGGTCGCCGTCTTTTCCGACTACCTTGACGTGTTTGTTTTCCAGCACAGGCGCAGCCCTAGCCACGCCCTTCATTGCTGAAAATTCTCCTCTGTTCTTGCAGAACTCGAAAAGCTTCATTGCCTTGGCTGTGTCGCCACCGGCAAGCTTCAGACATTCCAAACGCAGGATTTCGTCATCCATCACTGCATCCCCAGCGGATTTTGGCGCACTGGCAACCCGCCCGGCATGGGCATCATTTCAGGCGGCATTTGACCGCCCATCATGTCATCGGGCTCAGGCGCGTGCATCATGTCGTCTGGCTCTTGACCATGCGGGCCGTTCGGCTCCTGCTGCTCTTGTTGCGGGGGCGGCATACTGATGGCCTGCTGTTCGAGCGTCGGCATCCCATACATAAGCGGGAAGGCCTGCATGGCAGAGAACGCCATGCCGATGTCAGGCTGAGCAGGAGGCGGGCCCATTGGACGGCCAAACTCGTCTGTCTGTTGCTGCTGCGGTGTAAAGGCACCTGCAAGCTTGGATAGCGTATCGGCGCGCTTGTTCTCAACTTCAGCCACAGCCTTGTCGATGTTGGCAGCCGCTAAGGCCTCCTCAAGTCGTGCCATGCGCTTCTGCATCTCAATAAGCGCCGGATCGCCGGCAGACGCCTCATCGATCAGCTTGAACAGCTTGTCTTTGTTAGGCGCATTGCTCAACTCAATGAGCACCTTAGGCGGCACGGCCGGGTTAGCACCAATCTGCGAAAGCGTCTGCAAAAGCTCTTCGTTCATGGTGATCGTGTCCGGCCCTTCCTCCATGATGATGTCAACGTCGATGTCCGCAATGACGTTGTCCGCCATCAGTTGGCCGGTCATGGGATCTTGGCTGTATTGGTTGATGCCGAGAAACGAAGGCGCATCTTTGTCGTCTGTGATGCGGATGAACTTAGGAGCCTGCCATGCCTGCTTGATGCGGTTCCACACCTTGCGATAAACTCGCAGCTTCCAATCCCGGTTGCGCTCGAATACGGGGCTTAGCTCAGTCATGCCGCTATCGCGCTGTGCGAGGATGGCCCGGCCTGATTGATCAGCCACACCGCCACCCTTGCCGATAAGTCCAGGGTTAGGGCCTAGGTTTTCAAGGCTAGACTGAGACTGCGCTAACAACTCAGCTTGGCCCTTAATGTCTTCAGATCGGTCAATGACGCCACTCGAAACACCCCATTCGCCGTTGTGCTCAATAATGCCGTCTGGTTTGGCAAGCTCGGATCGCGTCTGATCAATGTCATCTAGGTCGCCTTTGCGCGCGTAGAGCTGCTTGGAGTTGAGAAGGTGCAAGAACTTCGAGCGGCGGTGGTTGACTTCATCCTGCATCGGCTTCATTGCGCGGATGGGGCCGTATCGGTTGCCTCTGTCGTCAATGTACGGGCTCCATGCCACATAGGGGCAGTCCGGCATTCCCTCTTCATCAACGAAGGGCGAAACCTCAGCCTCTAGGACGAGATCACCCGTGAACTTGCAATAGCGCCAGCCCTTTGACGTGCGTTCCCAGAATTCAACGAGCCTAATGCGGCGGGTCTCGAAGTCTGCCCAAGCGCGCGTGTGAAACTGATCCGTGACAGATAGCGCAATTGCTGAATTGCTCTGGTCGATCGCGTTGCGTAGCTGTTCCTCATAATCGGGATGCTGTTCAACCGCCTCGTCAATATCCATCCACAAGTGCACACCCATGTAGCGAGCATCCGAGAAATCTGCTTTGACCGATCTGGGGTCATAAAAGAACCGATCCCGCTGAACGTGCTTGATCGTTGGGTCAGGCCCATTGCGCCCGTTCTTGATGCCGACATAGCAAACACCAATGCCGGGGACCATGCCGTCATGTGTTCCGTCTGACCCAACCTGATCCCATCGGTTGATGTCGCACACGTAGCGCAGTGCAGCCGTGGCCACATCTGCCGCCTTGTCGTCATTCGGCCCGCGCGGGTATCCTTTCGGATCGCGCCTCATGCGCTGCTCGATACCAACCAAGAAATCGATCTTGCGCGAGATGCGGTTATCGAAGATCGGCGCTTGACCGCGTTTGCGTAGCTTGGCCTCCTCCTTCGCCGTCCATTGCTTGGAGTGATAATACTGCTCGAACGTCTGCTGCTCTGTTATCTCATCCGCCTTGTTCGTCTCGTAGGCGTCGAACCAGCGACGGTATTTGACCAGATCAGGCGTAAATTGCAGTTCAGGTCCATCCGGCTCGCCCGATTCATCGCTGTAGGGGATCAAAGCGTTTTCCAACTGTCTCCCCCTGTGTCGCGGTTCATTGAACGGTAATCCTTGCGGGCTTCGGCATGTCTAATGGCCGGCACTGAGGCTGGTATAAGCTCATCGAGCATCCGGCCAATCAGGCCAAAGGCGTCAACTTGGTCGTCGTGCTTGGCTGCCGGGAACATCAGCAACTCTGACGTAAAGTCCGCAACCCAAGACGCTTTGCTTGGCAGGTACACGCGGCCCATGGCTGAGCGGGCCTGGATCGAACGCGATCTCGTCGGCTTGTCGCTCGATGACGTAACCTGTTCGCGCCGGCAATACGTCCGCTCTTCTCTCATGCGCTTTTCTAGGAACGGGCCAATAGACTTGATGATCTGCCCCTGTTCCTCAACCCACATCAGCGGCTTCCACTGCTTCACCATATCGAGCAGGGACGAAATCCACTTGTCAGATGTTGTCTGACCACGCCAAAGGTCCAGAACATACAAATTATCGTCCGGGTCGATGCCAACCACGATATGAACCGTGTAATCCCCATCGCCTTCGGTCACCGCGTAGTCAGAAGCCCCATACACGCGAAGGTGCTTCGGCTTCTCGTCGTAGTAGCGGAACCAGTCCCGTTTAAAATAATCGCCCTCATCAGGAGCTGGTTTTTGCTGATAGAGCGCAGACCAATCGCGCGGGATGGTGGAACGCTTCACACGTTCTAGCACTTCAAGCGGATAGAACTCTGGCCATAGCGCTTTATTGTCGGGGCCGATTGCGGGAAGCTCTAGTATCTCCCATTGATCCCCGCCCTTAGCCTGCTCAGATAAGAGCCAGCCTGTTAAGTCGTCTTCGTGCCATCGGGTCTGAACTACGATGACGGCTTTAGGAAAGCGAGACAGCACAACAGAGGAATACCACTGCTTCACTGTCTCGCGATGGCGCTCGCTGTCTGCTTCGGCTCTGTCTTTCAGCGGGTCGTCAATCAACACAATCGGACCTACTGTGCCTCGTCCAGTGAGCGCCGTTCCCACGCCAGCCGAAATATAAAACCCCCCGTGGCTGGTACGCCAGAAACCCTTGGCCCTTGTGTCTTCCTTAAGCTCGACTTCAGGGAATAGGTTTCGATACTGGTGGGATCTAACAATGTCGCGAACTTCGCCGCCGAACTCTTCGGCTTTGTCCAGGTTATAGCTTGCCGACATGATTGTCGCGGACGGGTTGCGCCCTAAGAACCACGCCGGGAATCTTCGAGAGCCAAGCTCAGACTTTCCATGCCTTGGCGGCATGTTGATCATGAGCCGGTCTATGTCTCCGCGCTCAATGGCTTCAAGCTTCTCAGCAATAAGCCTGTGATGGGCTGCTGCCTGATAACTGCGGTTCGTGTAGCATGTGAAGTCAATTAGCCCGCGACGAGCGTGGCGTCGGCGTAGAAGCTCCGTCGCTGCCTGCGCGGGCGAGATTTGCAAGTTCGTGGTCATCTAAGTCTTCCGCGCCAGATTTATGAGTGACCTCCCGCTTTTCGGTGATAAGACCATACAGCTTGGCAAGACCCATGGTTGCCGTGACAGCCGGTCCAGACTGCTTATGGGTGCGGGCAAGATCACGATCTTCCTTGAGCATCCCAGCGATGGTGTCGATTGTAATATCGTGCCGCTCAATAACCTTTTGTTGTAGCTGCTCCACCCTTGGTAGAACCTTGGTAAGCAGTTTACTGGCGTTTTGATGTATAGCCTCATCGCTTTGAGCCTGAGAATAACCTGCCTGCCTATAAGCCTCGCTTGCGTTTCCTGTTTCAACGTAGGCGCGGGCGAAGGCTTCCTGCTTCGGGGTCATGCGTAGTCCCCACCAATATCTTGATAGAACGCGCTCTCGTGCACGATGAAATCATCCTCTTTGACGAGGGTGCTTGTGTCTTCCCAGCGGTAAAACCAACGGCCGCACATGTTCGGGGCAATCGTGGCTTTGTACTTGCCTGTAGCAGTCTTGGTCACTTCGCTGTCGGTCCCGTAAGTGTAGGACCTCTTCACGTCCATAGGGTCTACTGTGCGAAATACCACTGTCGCTGGGTCGTAGTTTGCGCCGGCTGAGTTGGTGAACGTCATAGGGACAGACACGCTTTGATTTACGTTGATGCGGCCTGGGGTGATCATTGGCATTAGTATATCGCCCATATCCTCGCTGCGGTTAGGCCAGTCGAATAGATCCGTTTGAAACCTACAGGGAGAATGCCCGCAGGCAATGGGACTAGATCAGTTGCCCCGCTGTCGTTTCCATCTGCATCAATGATGCGAGCGTCCCCGGCTGTTCCGATCAAGA